GTGGAGGACAAGATCACCGCTGAGGCTCGTTATGGAGTATGGAAGGCCTGGGGTATCCTCCCCGACCACCAGGTGGCGTTGGAGCAGCAATTCGCAAGTGGCGAAATTGAGCACTCCAATGATCGTGCGGATTCTTATGATTGCGTACCAAATCCAATACTCCTTTGAGTTCTATACTCTACACCTACAATGAACTCACATATGCCAAATAAGTCTAATTCACCTATCATGATCAGTCAACCGGGGGCCCCCAAGGCCCGCCGGAAGACTCGCGTAGTTAAGAAGTCCAAACGTGGTGGTGTTGCGGCGGACAAGGCCCTTGTGCCTTTATCCAAGTCGTACCACCTTACTGCAGACACCCTCGGTATGCACCTATCCACAACTGTGAACGTCCCAAATGACGCGGTCTCTACAGGCCTCGTCTCCCGGGTGATCGCTCTGTGGCCTGGTTCTATCGGGTCTCCTAATTATGCCGCTCTTGGTAACTATTTCCCCGTACTGGCCGGTCTGAAGTCCAGTTACGCGAGGTTTATGGTTACCCGTCTTAAAGTTACCGCCACGTGCACAAGTCCCTACACTAGTGGGGGGTTCTTGGCCTGCAATTTCGAAGCAGATAGCACGGGGGTGAGTGGTCCACCGAGTACGCTGGGTGATGTCACGAACGCCAACGTTTATGCCATCGCGACTCCTGGAGCACCAGGCACATATGTCACCGATGTGTGCCTGTACTTTAATGATTGGAAGAATACCTTCGACGCGAGTGATCCTGCCGACATCATTGATGCCGGGATCATTCAAATCTGGGGTAATAATTCTTCGGGGACCGGTATTGGAGTGGGTCTGTTGACCATTGAATGCGATTTCTACTTCGCAGGTTATCGATCGTTGAGTTAGATCAATGTTCAAATAACTGCTGACAAACGGATGTGGACGCAGTGCGGGAAGTGAAGAAAATAAAATAAATAATGATTGCATGTTTCATATGTAAATACAGTGTCGTAGTGATCCTGGGACGTGGCCCCTACTCTAGGGGTGGCAGTACCGGCTTGACCGAAACGGGGTGGTGCCCGGTTCCATCGGATCTATACTATAGGGTCGACACTGACTCCCCTCACCAAATCCAAGCTCCACTGTGTGGAGAACGTTAGGGTCCTTGAATAACAACCAAGGGGGCACCCGTGAACTTCCAGGTTTCCGAACCAATACAATCTTTTCCAGCTTTGTGCTGGGCCCCCCGGGATTGAACCCTACACCAATTCTTTCCCGATGCGCCCAACAACAGTTGTTATTGGAACAGTCAGTTTCACCACTGCTTGCGTGCTTGGCCTAAAGGTGTACCGCCACTACCAAAAGTGGTCGGAAGCCCGTTCGGATGAGGCCCTCCGAACGGCCATTGTCGACAATCCGCAGTTTGTCGATGATGCTCGTCGGGAGTTGATCACTTCCGGTGAGTCTACGCTGCTACCCCCTCGGGAACGACAACGTAAGTTGTATTACAAGGAGGTTGTGGCCAAGGTGAAGATCGTGATGGGGACCCCGGAACGAAACGCTGCTAATTTGCTGGTAGCGCGCCGTTTGGCTCGTCAAGCCATGGAAGAACACGGCATGCGTCCAACGCACATTGCCAGCTGTCTCCCATTGGTTATCGAGAGTGTCTTCATTGAAAGCGAGCATGAGCGTGCAGCCCGTGAATGGGGTGTTCGTGTCCGCACTGCGGCGGCAGGGTGGTGGTCCGGGTGGTTTAAACCCTCCACCACCCCACTCTGCTGAGGGCGCTTGGTAGGACTACCGGGGATCAGGCATGTTTCGATGAACCTGCATCCCAACCTGGCGGTGGTCCGAACCCAGGCGCTTTGCAAGGAGCGAACCTTATATTGTATTGGTGGGATCGCTCCCCAGGTAAACCTCAGGGTCAATGATCCTGATATTGGCACCCTCGCAACGGCGCTCAATGAACGAGTCTTCATGTGTGCTGTAGAGGGCAGTCTTGTCCCCCCTCCTGAGGTATCTCGAGAACATGTCCAAGTGAGGCTAGGACCGTTCGCGACGCTGATAGGACGTTTTCGATCCACCCCGGAAAGCTACGACGAAGTCGTTAGTAAGTACGTTGGTCGTAAGAGAACTATCTATGAGAACGCGATGCGGAGCCTGCTGATGGAACCTGCCAATTCTCGAGATGCGCAATTGAGGGCCTTCGTCAAGGCTGAGAAAGTCCCTCCCAACAAAGCACCCCGCTGTATCCAACCAAGGTCCCCAAGACATTGTTTGGAGGTGGGGCGGTACATTAAGCATGTGGAACACCACATTTATCACGAGATTGCCCGTGTCTTTGGAGACGGACCAACCGTGATGAAAGGGTTCAATGTGCAGAAAGTAGGGAGAATCTGTGCAGGGAAATGGCATTCCTTTAAACAGCCAGTAGCAGTTGGTCTAGATGCCACCAAGTTCGACATGCATGTCCATAGACATGTGTTGGCTTGGGAACACAGCATCTACACCAAAATATTCGCTCGACATCCTAACCTTGTTAAGTTGTTGAACCGTCAGATGTATAATGACGGGCGCGGATACTGTGCTGACGGGAAAGTCAAGTACCATTTTGTGGGAAAGAGATGTTCCGGAGATATGAACACTGCTCTAGGTAACTGTATCATCATGTGTGGGATGGTGTGGGCTTATGCTCGCGACCGCCAAGTCAACATTAAATTGATGAATAACGGTGATGACTGTGTGGTGTTCATGGAGTCAAGCGACTTGACAAAGTTTCTTGGTGGCTTGGAACAGTGGTTTCTCGAATTGGGATTTCGAATGCAAGCTGAAGAGCCTGTGTACGAGATTGAACAGATCGAGTTTTGCCAGATGCACCCTATTTCAACAGTGAATGGTTGGACTATGGTGAGAAACATTCCTAAGATATTGCATAAAGATTTACTCTGCTTGCTTCCCATTCGTAACAGTCGAGAGCTGAGCGAGTGGGTGGGAGCAATAGGGGCTTGCGGAGATTCAATGACACATGGTGTACCAGTGTTGTCGAGTTTCTACCGCATGATGAGACGAAATGGAAGTGTTGAGACAGGATTCGGGAAACAGATGTTATTGCACTCTGGAGTACAGTTTCTTGCCAGCGGAATCGATCGAGTGGAGGACAAGATCACCGCTGAGGCTCGTTATGGAGTATGGAAGGCCTGGGGTATCCTCCCCGACCACCAGGTGGCGTTGGAGCAGCAATTCGCAAGTGGCGAAATTGAGCACTCCAATGAT